AGAAGAAAAGATTCTTCTAATGGCAATGGAGGGACAAGACCAAAAGGAAATAACAAAAGCCATAAAGCAAGTTGTAAATAATTGTTTGATTGAGGGAGATATAAACCCCGATGCACTTCCATTGTTTGATATTGAATATATTCTATTGAATCTTCGTTCTAGGTCTATGGGTGATGTCATTAAGACAAGCTACTCTAGAGCAGGCTGCGAAGTTGAAGGATGTAAACCTATTGAATTTGAAATTGACATCAGCACTATTGAAGTTGAAAAAGACCCAACACACACCACCAAGATTGAATTTACAGATTCTGTTGGAATCGTCATGAAATACCCTGATGTTGGATTAATGTCAAAGATGGGAAATATCACAAATGCCAAAACAGAAGATGCGTTTAAAATGATTGCCCAATGTATTGATAAAATTTATGATGAAGATAATGTTTATAGCAAGGCAGACTATACACCCAAAGAAATGAAAGATTGGGTTGAAAATCTAACTCAAGAGCAATTTAAAAAGATAGAACACTTTTTCACAACAATGCCAAAGATGTATAAGGATATTAAATTTAATTGTGAAAAATGTGGATACAAAGAAGATATCAGAATGGAGGGGTTGTCAAGTTTTTTCGGCTAGTCCTCTCTGACCATTCGTTGGAGGGGCTGCTGAAAATAAACTTTTCACTTATGCAATATCATAATTATACTTTATCAGACATTGAAGGATTGATACCTTGGGAAAGAGATTTGTATGTGTCTATGGTCATTGAACATATAGAAAAAGAAAAACAAAAGATGGAAGAGAGGAATAGAAGTTAAAAATGGCAGTGCTTCTTACCGCGCAACAATTAAATGACGTATTCAAACCCGTAACAGAACTCACAAAATCTATTGCGAATTCTGCACTTGTGCAACCTGTAAAAAATGTTGCAGGACAACTTCCCAGTCAAAATTCAATGATGGCAAGGGGGTTGGGAGGTTCTCCTGTCGCACAGGCACTTGCTAACCTCAATTTTCCTCTGCAAGAGACCAAGGAAGCAGTTGAAGAATCTTCTAATCAGGCACAACAGGTAGAGAGCGAATCATCAAGCATCATATCGGGCGAACTGGATATCATTAAAGACCTCTTGTCTCATATTGCAATTGATACTGAAGGTTTAGTTAATTTAAATGCAGAACTTCTTTCTGCTTGGGTAGACCAAGCAACAATGGAAAGAATAATGCACGAAGAACAAATGGCACAATCTGCCGCAGATAGACTAAGACAAATTGAAGAATCAAGAGAAAGGGCTGGAGCATCAGGTAAAGCAAGTGATGACGGGCTCGGTGCAGCAGAAAAAGTTCCTGACAAATCTGGAGGATTGTTTTCACAAATCGGCGGAATGTTTAGTAAAATCCCCGGATTCGGAATGGTATCATCATTATTCTCAGGAGGTCTAGGAGGCATCACAAAGATTTTTGGAAAATTGTTTTTTCCATTCCAAATAGTTCTGGGGGTTCTTTCTTTTGTTGAAGGATTCATAAAAGGAAAAGAAGAAGGTGGAGTTGGAGAAGGAATAACACAAGGGTTTGAGAAAGTAATAGAGAATCTAATAGACGTTCCTTTGAATATGTTAAAAGACCTTCTTGCGTGGGCATTGGGCGCACTTGGCTTTGATGAAGCATCAGAACAAGTTGCGGGATTTGATATTAATATATCTGCTATTGTTCGTCCTATCGCAGATTTCTTTAGTATGATTGGGAATATATTTTCTAATATAGCAGTAATGGTAGATGATGCTCTGAATTATGCTTCAGACCTTGGGTCAAAGGCACTAGATAAAATAAATCCCATGAATTGGTTTGGTGGTGATGATGAGGAAGAAGTTATCGAAAAAGTTCCAACCCCAAGAGTAACTCCAAAATCATTGGAAGCGACTGGAAACATAGGGGCTATTGATGACATTGTTAAAGCCGCTCCTGCTAAAGCAACTCCCGCAACGACAAGAAAAAAGTTTAAAGATTTAACTCCAGCAGAAAGAAAAGAACGAACAAGACAACATAATATCAAAAGAGAAACAGGCAGACTCGAAAAACTAAAAGCATCAAAGGGTGATTTAGAAAGGCAAGCAGGGAATCTTCGCGAAGGAATTGCAGGTGGAGATACTGACCCACAAACACTAAAAAATTTAAACAACATAATTGCCAGTGCTGCTCAATATGATAAACTAATTAAAGCAAAAGAAAGCGAATTAGAAGTTCTCAAGGGTGGAGACATAAGAGGAGCAGCCGCAGGAAGAATGCAAGACGCAGGAATAGCCAGAGCGGGTGCAGGTGGTGGAACAACAGTAGTTAGTGCCCCAGTCACAAATGTTCAAGAAGGAAGCAAATCATCTGTAGTAATGCCTCAAAGCAGAGATCTACATGCTGACCCATCTCTTGCACAAATTAATCCATAAAAAAAACCCCCCATCCGTTTTAGGATGGGGGGTTTTTGTATCTCAGGCACTCTTTGGTTCAATAAGTGGTTCCGTATAAACCTCTCTCATAGTTTTATCTGTACCTGCCATGATTCTAACTAAAATAATTACGCTAAGAATTGCCATGTATATAAATTGAAATCCTGTTTGCACAAATCCCCAAATGGGATTTGAATTTACCACGTTTTTAATTAAACAAAATAACAAAATAAAAATTCCAAACCAAAACAATCCCGGTGCAATATCATTCTGAAATGTCATAGCAGTTGATGCGTCATGCATTTTCAATCCTCCCAACGAAATCGCCATAAAGAATTGAGCAGCCAACACGCCCACTGAAGTTCCTGTCAATAACATATTTCTACTAAATCTTTTTTTGTATGCCACAGCAATCGACCAAGAAATCCACACAAAACAAAATATAAAAACCAATAAAAGAAATGTACCCAAATCCATAATATAAATCCTCAAGAAAAGAGGCTCCACCCAAAAATGAATGGAACCTCTTTTCTTTGTTAAAGCCTAATTAATTTAGGCTTCTTCTGCGAGCTTCTTGAAGTAACTCAGAGACTCGTCTTCCTCTTCACTACCAGACGCAGGTTCGTCATAAGTAGAAACCGGAAGCGGAGCAACGTCATCATCAAAGGCAGACTCAGAAACTACAGAAGCATTTCCGAGAACCTTATCCAGCCGAGACTTCAACTCATCATATGACTTGAACTGGTCCGGGGCAACAATCGCTTCAAGCGAATGCTGTGATTCCCAAATCTTTTCAAGTTCTGCATCATCTTCCGACAATGCACTGGCAGTCTCAAATTCAGACTTGTCATAGTTTCGATATCCGGCAACCTTCTTTGCACGCAACCGAAAGTTTGCACCTTCCCAAAGGTCAAAGGGATTCACCGGAGTTTCATCATCAAACTCGGGATGCATGACATCGTTGACCATATCGAAAATCTTCTTGCCATACTGAAACAAGAAAACCTTTCCTTCGTTATCAGGATTTGCAGGGTCGCTCACTACATAAATGTTAGAAATGTATTGCAGCTTGCGCTTTTGCTTTCGTGCAATTTCCTTATTGGAATCCAACCCGGTATTCCAAAGACTGGTGTTATGTTCCGACACCGGGTCATTCTTCCCAATGGTGGTCAGGGAGTTTTCGATGTACCAACCACCGGGGCCCTGAAACCCATGAGAAAACATCCGAACCCAAGGAAGGCTTTCGCCCTTGGGCGCAGGAAGAAACCGAATGACAGCATGACCGTTCTGTGCCTTGTCTACTGTCAACTTCCAATATCGTTCATCGGGACCAAAGGTCTTGGCACTTGAACTTTCACTCAACTTGTTGAGTTCGTTTGTAAGACTATCCAAATTAGAGCTACTGCTCTTCTTCAATTGACTAAATGAATCTGACATAATTAATTACCTCGTATTTTTTTTGTATTTTTGTATTAGTATTTTAGTGTATTGTTGTTTTCTTACGCATTAACTTGTAATAATCATCCGCCTCCTCTTCTAGTTCTTCCAATTCAGAAGTTTCGTCATCACCCAATATTTGTCTGATTTGGTCCTTCCGAACTTCATTAACAAACTTTTGCATCTCTAACATTGCGTGTTTATAACTTGACACAAGGTCAACTGATTTAAGAACTGATTCTTTTAGGTATGTATTTTCTGCTTCCAGTTCTTTTAGTTGTTCCACCCTCGCAAAGAAATATTTGATTCGATTTAAGAACTCAAACATTTAAAAATTCCTTTCTTAGAATATCTCTAAATTTCTTTTCTGTTCGATTATCATATTCAAGAAATGGTCTATATTGTCTACACAAATAATAGAGGTCTTTCCAAATCAAGTCCTCTCCAATTATTTTATTCCACTCCTTGAAGCAATCCAAAACAAAATCTATTCCAACTATCGTTTCTAATGCAATACTCCCTTCAGTATATAGGTCAACCAACATCGGATGCTGTTGACTATTACACTCAAAGAGAGAATCAAATCGTTCTTCTTGGTCTTTGATATACGCAACATCCGTCTGAAAGCAATAGGTGGAGGATTCTTTTCTACGTTTCCATTCCAAATAATTCTGCTGCGAATCCTTGTTCCGGCACATCTCACCAATCCACACTTCCGGGTTCTTAATCAAATTGGAAACATAGAACCCCATCAATTCCTTTGGGCTATACTTACGAGATAGCTTCTCAAAGAAATATTTATCCTTCCGGGCGCGAAATCCCGAAGGGCTTACTTTCAATTTTCCGTGGTATTTAAAGAAGTCGTAATTTGAATTGCTAAAGTGTTGCTTGAGCGCAAGAAACATTTGGTATGCTTCAAATGCAGTTTTCTCTGACATGGGTTCCTCATACTGGCAGCTTGGACATCTTGGGAAGAAAGTTTAAATCTCTTGCTTCCGCTTCTAACTTATTCCTGATGTTTTCATTTAATAGTTTTGCAGCCGATTCCATTTCTAATTCTTTTCTTCCAGCAACAAAAACAATTGCATCCATATATGTCATTCCATGGTCTTTCACTGCACTCTCAATTTGCATTGAGAAGTTGTTAGCCATTTCTTTTTTTGTCATCATAATATTAGTACCTATAAAAAATATGTTGGTCTATCTTCGCCACCTCTTTCATCTCACTGGACCATCGCGGATTCACATAATCTGCGTGATAGTGCGTGACATCAAACTCCAAGAAGTCTCCCTTACCATTCAAGATATCTTCGGAGAGACGAAGTGAATCTCCCCATGCTCTATCCTTAATGGGATTGTTTGATTTTGAATCGTCCACCCAAGAAAATTGTTTTCGTTGGCGAACCACACCACAAACTGTATTGGGATATCTCTTGCTCTTTACTCGATTCATGACCACCAATCCAACAGCCAGCTTGCCGAGCAATGATTGATTGCCAGCCTCAAAATATATGTTCTGTGCCAGACAATACTTATCTTCATCACTAATCATCATCTTCCTTCCAGACGAAGAAGCGAACGGGTCTTTCTTCCCTGAATCCGAAATATGAAAATGTGTATGATAAACCGACTGCGGCTTCTTGCCAATTTGTGCATATTCTTTGCCAGCAAAAAATCCAAGACAAACAAACAGTGCAAAAATACCAAAAGCAATAATGGAATTCAACGTATTACTAAACATTTAGAAACACCCCCTATACAACAAATCAGCCAAAACAATAAGCATTAGAATAGTAATAACTGGCTGATTAACAGTGTTGAGTACAATACTTACAATATCAGGCTTCGTTAATTTCTTCATTGTATTTCTTGATTACCTCTTTTAATGGTCCAACCCAATCCTTTACGGCAGCGGGAAAATATTGAATACTCGGAATGTCCCCTGCCACGGCAACAAGAATCAACATGTGTTCAATTTTAATTCCTGTCATCTCTTCATACATGACTGCGTATCCCGCACCCTGCATGAAGTAATTGCTAATCCATTCTTCCTTCTTTGGTTTTGCAGATGTCTTGAAATCAAGAATAACAGGAACGCCCATCCATTCTCCAATTAAGTCTGCTCTTCCTGCTACTCCTAATTCCATTGAGTACAATGCTGCTTCCAAATTGTAAATCTTATTGAGGTTCTTCATCAATGCTGGTTTCAGAACATTAAACAATTCAATCGAATCTGGCATCTCACCATTGATATACTCTGTTTCATTGTTCAAGAAATTCTCACACATCTGATGAACTTCGTTTCCGCGGACTCGACCTTTGCGAGATATTGCTTCTGCCTTTTGTTCACCCACTCGGGCTTTCCACTTTGCAATAGAATCCCGCGAAAGGATGGAAAGAACCGAAGTCATACTCGGATAAGTTACTCCGGGTTCTACTTCGTAATATCTGGTTCCGTCTTTATAAGACACACTCAATGGTTCATAATTTAATATAGATGGAGGCTCATGTTCAAACATCATAATATATTCCTTTATTTTAATCTATCAGCAACTTCTTTCTTGACTCCATATTCATCCAAATGTTTTAATCTTCTGGTTCTTCCGCTCATCCTATCTGTAAGCTCATATCGTGTACCTTTTATCTTTTGACCCTCATTGATCCTTGAAATAACTTCTTTAAAGGATTCATCCGGCTTGGTTACTCCTATAACCACAGAATCTGCCATTTGAACATTGCCTATCAGTTTGCTTACAGTTTTCTTTCCGCATTCAGGGCATTTTCTTCGTGTAGGCTTATCTCGATCTGCCATAACCAAGACCTCTGTAAATTCGTGTTCGCAGGAACGGCATTGATAGTCATACCATGGCATTATTTCTTCCCCTTCTTTTTCTTGACCTTCTTTTCGGTCTTTACTTTGACATTGCTCTTCTTCCGTCGCTGCAACCATGCGCGGATGTCTTCGTTGTAGTCTGCTGCAACTACAATTGCCTCATCAATACTTATAAGACCTTTTTTGACCTGTTCCCGCAAACCCATTGTTTTACTCATTGTCGAAAAATACCTCCTCTTCAGCGGAATCGACACCCGATGATTTTAGAAATTGCTGCACAAAACTATTTGGAATTTTATGACCATTCACTGCTGTATCATAAACATACTCCCTCAGACGCTGACCAAAAAATCCAGACTCAATCCCATCGTCAGTAATATTATCCAATTCAATATGCATTTCACTCATCACACCCATTTTAGTTCTCCTTAATTATGAAATTTTGGTGTCCAACCTTCTCCGCTAAATTTAATCAATGACCCTGAAATTAATTTAACGAGAGAGTTTTTTGCTCCACATTCTGGGCACTTCCTCAATGGCTTATCATCAAGTTTTTGTATTGCCTCAAATGCATGTTCACACTTCTTACATTGATATTCATACATTGGCATATGTCAAGTTCCTTTTAAGTTTTCTTTTTACAAAAGATTCAATTTTACGAATTTGATAATTAGGCAAAGAATGACCAGAAGTCTTCAAAATTAACTTGCGAACATCACTTAATTTACAATTCTCATAATTCAACATCATAAAAATAATTAACTCATCTGTTTTAAGTGTCATTAAAGAAGACAAAGAATACTTCAATGCCTCAATCTTCAACAATCTATCCAGTGGAGACTCAATGCTGACGGGATTGATATGTGATTTCAATATTGAAATTGAATCAGAAAAATCCTCCAGCAATTGAAGTTTCTTATCAACCAATTCCATTTAACTAATCGCCCACATCCACATAACAACCACCACACCCACAGCAATCAGAATCATTATCAGACTCATCAACCACGATAGAATCATCTTCTTGTGTTTCCAACAAAAAGTCAGTAATATAATCA